TACCGTTACGCGCTGCGATCCTGAACCATGCGACGGTTCCAGCCGGGCCGATGTCTTCTTGCTCGTATCGAAACCGCTGCTGACGAGTCGTCGTTTTGAACGTCACGCCAGCCGGGGGAGAATCAGGGTCGGCGAGATACCATGCAGGGGTGGCCGAACCCAGCTTATTGACATTCGTGTTTGCGTCCGCATCCGTGGACATATAGATGCGATACTCTTCAAGGTTCTCCGCGTTGATGTCAAACCAGCGAACGACTAAAGCATCACCGCCTCGCTGTAGCACATCGCGCGCCGTCACGACAGGATATGTGAAGGTCTTAGCGAGGCTCCTAATCAGACTCGGATAAGACTGCTTCAGAACCGCAATCTCCGTCCCGGTCGGATGACCGATGCTGGCCGTCCCGAATTGCGGCGTCCGCACGCCAGCTACGTTGACGAAGGTGATGGCCGTTGTCGTCTTGCTCGCGACTTTTAACTGTTCTTTCTCAATCTGCGCGTAATCATTTGCATTGAAGTTAGAGCCGGTTGCTACGACGCTGGCCGTTGCGCCTGTGGCTGATAAATTCGCTGTCAGGCTCGTTACCTTCGTCGGGTCGGGAATCAGTCCAAGCGGGACGCGGGCGCGGTTTGCGCCGATGCTGACGAAGAAGGCTTCGACACTACGCGATTTGAAGAAATCAACTGAAAAGTCGATAGAAGCCTGGAAAGCAGTGGCCTGTTGAACGATCTTCAGAACGCCGCCCGGTCTAGCGGCTTGAACGGGCTCATCTGTATAGTGCCAGTCAATTTCGACTTCAGAGATAGGCGGTTCGCGGAAAATCCCCGCCGCTACGTCAACCGCAGGGTCATGCGCAGGAACGGTGAAGGTAGCCCGCAACGTCGCCTGCTTCCCTTCTGTATCGTTCGTCACAACATCAATCACGGTGAGGCTAACCGGAATCACATCGGGCGGTCTGCCTTGCGCGTTCGTGTCTTCGCCGCCGCGTAATAGATCAACCCCCAAAGCGGTCGCGTCATCATTGTAGATGGCCGACTTATAGACGCCACAGGTGAAGCTAATAACGCATTGCTCATGGTCGATGCTTTGCGTCATCACGCGAAAGGAATTGTTACTTGAATTGTTGACGATTCCAGGCGACCAGACAGTAATGACATCACCGGGGCTTACGTCAACGGCATCCCATATCGGCGCTTCAAAGTCTATAAAAAGGTTCCCGTTTTGCTCCTCACGAACAACTATGGCCTGATTTATCTGCGCCTGCGTTTCGTCGTATAGACCTCCCGACTCCCATTCGTCGGTAACTTGATCGACTACCTTTTTGGCACTCCCGCCTGCACGGGTCTGGGCGTTCGGGTCAAATAACGTAACAATGCGACGGTTCTTTGTTTTGCGCCGATATTTCAAGGTCGCCTGATTTATCAATTCAGACGAATCTTTGATTGTACAATTAACTACATCGTTATGAATCTTTCGCCCGGTGTGGCCAGAATCAATAGTGGCGAATGTCGCCACGCTGCTTTCAGTGTTCCTCTTGCACCGGATTTGAATTAGCCCATCATCGAAAGTTATAAACCCGTGAAAATCAGCTAAAATATCCTGCACCGTCTCACTGAACGACTTTTGCTTGGCGAGTTCGTATCTGACCTGATAGCGCGTGCCAACGTAATTAGCCGTGCTGGTCAAAACAGTCGCATCAAACAACGTGGACGCCAGCCCCGTACCAAACACGGGGTCGCGCATTATATCTCGCAAGATGAGCGGCGCATTCTCACTCGGCAGACTGGTATCTACAAGAGGCCTCCCGTTCTGAATGAGCGCCCGAATGTCCTGTTGTTTTACGTCATCAAGCCTGTCTTTAATTTCCGCAGTAATCGGGAACACCGCATAGCCAAAAGCGCAGAGCAAATGAGCGTTGTTTTCAGGGAATCGGGTGAGGTTGACAGGCGCACTTGATTGATTGCCAGGGTAAAACTCAACGGCCGACGCGGGCGCGGTTCCGAATAGCCTCAAGTCGGACGCTTGAACATCATTTACATTAAACGGCTGGCCGGACTGCGTTCCCGATAAGACAAACTCAACGTGAAAATTAAACCCATCTGACCAGTGGTTGTAAATGATAGGCCATACGCGAAGCGCCCCAGCTCCGTAAATCAAAGGTACGGGTAAAGACTCGTCTTCATCCTCGCCTGTCTTGCTCGCCGCTTCTTGTTGCCCAAACCCCTTTTGTTGAAGTAAAAGAGGCGGTTCCTGTAAATCGAGCCCATCCCAGAAGAACGTCCCGCTAATCGTGCAGTATTTTTGATCGTCACTGAATTTCGTTCCGCGCGCATATCCCCACCACACTAGAACCGCATCAGCCGCATCAGGGCTGTACAGGTAAACTGAGATTTTTGCATCTTCAAATGACTGTCCGGCATTAAGCGCCGTCAGCGGGAAGGTGCTGCTACCGTTGTCAGCTAAGTTATCAATCTCAATCTCAATCTCATGGGCATCGCTCGATTTCCTGTCAATATATGCAGCCTGGAAAGCCGCAACGCTATGAATCCGATTAGCCGTATAGGAATCGCCTGCATAAGTCACGGTTTCGCCAGAGGAGTAATATTGCGTCCCTCCACTTAGCGCAAACTTCATCAAGAGAAGCGGCGCACGGGTAGCGGATACACCTCTGAGTGATTGAATTCCTGCTGGGGTTGTGCGAGGCATGAGTGGCTAAAACTGAGGCGTAATCATCTCGGCATGGTCATCCGAAACGTCCGGACCATGAGGCTCATCGGATTCTATCAGGCGCAAGGCCGCGCCTTCGGGGATTCCTTCTACTTCGGACGCGGGGATGTTCAATTGTGAATACTGCTGACCGTTCGCGTCAATAAACGCAATCGTCGCATGAGGCACGTCTGTAAAAGAACCGTCCGGCCTCATGACAGGAAAGGACTGAAGCTTGCGCAGGATTATTGCCATTGTCTAACTCAGTAAAACGATGGTTACGGATAGATCGTAAGAGCAACTACCGTTTGGGACTATGGAAAGTTCGGGGTCAGCGTCAAACCTCGCAAGGTGTCGGCCAGTTGTAGAACTGCCGCCGCTATCAACGGCGCTCGCCTCTGGCCAAAGGTAAAAATAAAATTCCAGGTTCCAGTTCGCGTCAAAGAACACCGCTACCGCGTCACGTTTCGTCTTGCTGGCGCTCGTCATCTGCCAGTCAATCACATGATGCTTTACACTTGATCGAGCATAGGCCCGATACGTATTATCGGCATACTCGTGGATCAAACGCCGATAAGAAGGTCGGTCGGTGAATCCGTAGGAACCTAAATACGGGAAGGTATTCGGCATGGCTTAAGCGGGGGGAGTAATACGCTCCAAGGTAGGGATGCAAAAGCTAAAGAAGAAATGCGGGCATGACCTCTGCGCTCAATTCGTCCTCTCATATCTATTATAAATCTCAAGCGGGGACGGCGCTCTGCTTACCTTATGGACACTAGAGGTGTCGTCAGACATTAAAAACATCACTATAACCTCTAATTCTGGATTGTACTCATTAAGCCATCTGTGGACATAGGCTATCTCTGATGCGGTCACTAGCCGCAGCTTCTCACCAATAGGCACGAAAGCGAGTTCGACCTCATAAGAATCTCCGACCATCCCCTGTCCGGCAATCTTACTCACATCAAGCAAAATTACCCCTTGCCCGTATTCCAAAAAGGCCCCATATGCAAGATAGGCGATAGACTCCCATTCGGCATCTATGGCAGCAATTTGACTCTCAGTACGTCGCGGCCCCGGCTTAATTGGTTTTATACGTATAAAGCTTTGCATTAACGCACATTTTATTTCATACCCCAGCCCACCACAAGACGCTTGACGATTCTTACTACCTGGGCTAGAGTCCCGCGCGAGGATGTCTTATGAAAGTATTGCGATCCATAACTGTTATATGTTTTTTAGCATCCGTTCTAAATGCCCAACAATGGACGGACTATCTCAAGGATAAAAACAAACGCGAGTATCTGAAGCATTCCATGCGTATCGCCGGAACCGGCTCAGTCCTCGCCACAAACACAGGCTCTCACGTCCTTTGGGTAACTGACACAATCGCACGGGCGCTGGTAGCGAGTAAAATTGAGCGAGAGCGAATCAGCGAAGATGAGGCACAGGCTTTTTTCAAAACGCTACGACCAGATGGTAGATATACCTTCATTATCTTCACGCGCCATACCGGGATAGGCGGCAGTAGCGCCAGTGTTGCAGTTGATCCGCTGACGGCAACTGAGTTATTCCTTCAGCGCGCAGACGATAGGAATGTTTTTTCAAAAGGAGAAATATCCGGCAGGGACTTTGACGTTGATCTGAGCTTATTCGGCGGTGCGAAGAATATCTATGCCATAACATTCTCAAAACTAGACCGTAACGGACAGCCCGTCATTAAGGGCATGGATGATAAAATAGAAATTCAGTATTCGCTTGGGAGCAAGCGTGTCGTGCTTGATTACAAGGTAAAAACGATAGCTGGCAGCCTGGACGAACTCTAGCCAGACTTCGCTATTTTCCTCACCCGCCGCACCATTTCAATCGACGTTCCGCGCCCGCCTCTAAACATCCCTTCAAACACAACCTCATGGCCATCAAGCGCGTCTTTGAATCCGCGTCGGTCAATATTCACACTGAGCGCCATCGGCTGCGATGTTGCCGGGCTGGTAGGGAAAGAAATTACCTTCGGCGGCGTCTGCGGATTCGGCTGACCGGGTGCAGGCGTGGCATTCGTCGCACCACTGGCGCTTGCTCCTGATTGCTTGTCTCCGCGAATAGCGTTACCCGCAAGAGCCCCAAGCCCCTTGACTACGCCTGCTGCCGCCGAAAAGAGCGAACCTTGGATGACTTCGGAGGTGCCCGCTGCGATTAAGGCCGACCCCGCACCGGGAGTCAGAGGATTCGCATTCCAGGCAATCCCCATCAGAATGTCGCTGATACCTTTTGAGATGAGCATGATACCGATCTGCCCTAAGACTTGCGCGATGATCTGCGTCATGCCTTCAACCAGCGATGCCCCTAAAGTCCGAATGAAATTATCGCCACTCGCTACGGCTGCGCTGAACGCGCCTTCAATGAGCCCGCCCATTTCTTCTGCGGCCCGGCCACTTTCAAGGAAGTCTAACGCCACAGCCTGAATGGACGCACGCAGCCCCCCGAGCATATCGCCCTTATCAAACCTATCAAGCGCCCGCAATTGGGCTTGAAATACGCGGGCATTACGACTGGCCCGCCCGAACGCATCGGACACCCTTTCAACGTCCGCCGACTGCTGCGCGAACGCATCGGCTTGCATGGCAGCACGACCGGGCCTGTCCACACGTCGCGCCCTTTCAAGCTTATCCTGCTCCTTAAAGAATTTCTCCTCTTCTTCAATCCGCATATTGCGCTGACGGGTAAGATGCTGGCGTAAGTCTTCTGTATCCTGTTCGCGGATTTTTCGACTATGCTCAAGCTGTTCTAGCCGGCGCTTTCGTTCAGCCTCGTAATGCGCGACTTCTTCATTGTTGATCCTTGTTAATGCAGCCAACTCTAATGCCAGCAACAACGCGCTTGTTTCTTCGGTCAACTGCTTTCGCATGGCAAGATGCACGCGGCGATCTTCAAACTCCTGCTTAATAAGCTCTCTTTGCTTATCGAAATCCTGTTTGCCTAGCTGGGTCATTGCGGCGCTTAATTCCTTTTGCAACTGGAACGCCGCGCCTTCTTCACGTAACGCCTGAGCGTGCGCCTTTGCCGCGCTTGTATCTTTTTTATGGCTTTCCTCAAGTTCCCTATAACGCAAAACCATCTGCCGCACCACGGGCTCAAGAGACGCCATCTCGCCTTTGTTCTGCTTTAGGTCGTTACTCAAACCGCGCAATGTAGGTGACAGCACTCTGACTTGATCGTCAAAGCCTTTAATCCCTAATTGCGCAGCCTGCACAGAGCCTAGCCTTATGTCTTCTAGTCCCTTTAGAACCGCCTGCGCTTGCGCCTGGATTCCTGCGCCCGTCCTGCTTACATCGAATTGCGGCAATTGTAGTTTGTTCAACTGAATCTGAAAACGAGCCAACGCCAAAGCCCCTGCGTTCAAATCACGTTCGAGCATCGCCAGGGCGTCGCTATTCAGATTCAGGGAGCGAGCATGGGCTAACAGCGAGGTTTCGCTCATGCCAGTCTGCGCGCCAAACTTAATCAACTCCTGCACGTTCTTATGCAGAGCCGCTTCGGAATCTAAGACATCTTCTGTTAGCTTTGACGTTGCCTTGGCTACATCATCGGCGCTAGCCGCATATTTTGCTCCTGACGCCTGCCCTTCGTCATATATCAAATTACCCGATTTAAGGTGGAGGTTGGCTCTCTCGATCCCTGCGGCTTCGTTCCTTTTAGCCTCCGCTACGATTTTTGAAAGTTCTACGTACTGAGATAGCAGCGCATTCAAGTCTCGCTCTACTCTTACTTGCTCATTCGCTGCATTAGACGTTACCTGAGAAACCTGCAAAGCTAAAATATCTTGAGCTATCGCCTCGTCGTTTAGCTTAACGACTTCCTTTATAGCTTCTCCCAAATCGCGCTTAGCGACAGCAAGGGAAATTATTTTCGGTAGTAACGTGGTCGCAAGTCCAATCGCCACGGCCCATCCCAACTGGATACCGCCCATCGAACGAACGACTCCTTCGATAGCGGCGTCGTAGCCGGCCAATACGCCCTTACCCGTGCTTATACGCGTTGTTAACTGATTCCATTTCCCGCCTGTCGCCTCAGCCGAAGCCCCTAGCATAGCCTGGGAGGCCGCTGCGGTTCTCGCCGCCAAGCTTTCCGCTTTCACGGCATCGCTAAGCGGAATAGACGACGCCCGTAGCGCCTCCTTGTCGGCGCGTAGTAGCCTTACTTGCCCATCAAGCATCGCATAATCTTTTACGAGTTCCTTTGTTTCGGCCGCGTCCCTCCCTATAGCTGCAATGCTTTTTTGTATCTCCAAATTCAAAGTCGCCATTTCCTGCTTCGTCTTGGCTATTTCAATCCCAAGAGTCTGCTGGGCTTGCCGGTTTTTATTTAAAGCCTGTTCCGTCTGACTCAGCCCTCCCGATGCCGCTGTGCCAGCCGCCGCGCCACTTTTGCCTATTTTGTCCAGCGACGAATCAAGGTCAGCAGCTTGCGCCTTTGCCTGATTCGCATCAAGAACAACTTTGATTACGCTGGTGTTTTCCGTCGCCATAACTATTTCGTCGGCTTGTTAAGATCGGCTGTTCTTTGCAGTTCTATCTGCTTCTGTCGCTTGTTAATCTCCCCCTGCACCATTCGGGAGTTCATATAGGCATCAAGGGGGATACGTTCGGGAGGCAAAAAGGGGAACCGTTCAAGCCATTCATGGTCAGAGATGGCGAATAGCGCGTCTTCGTAAGCGTCAAGCGTGCCGGTCTCTTCTAGGACGCGCTCGACTGTATCATACTCAAAGGCACACGCCGCGCAGGCTTTGTCAGCCAGGGCTTCCGCGTCAATCAGACCTTCGCCGTCTTCTGAATAAATCCACTCGTCACAGTCTTCGGCGTGATAGCAAACCGAATAGGGGTCACGATCTTCGCGGGCGATCAAGACAAGGCTAATCGCCTTCTCCGTCGCTTTTGGAACTGCTCGCGTCGGGCACCGTCACCCCGACATAGCGACCGATGATCTGATCTATCATGGGCAAGTATTTCTTGTCACCGAGCATCACCGCTTTGGCTGTCGTGTTCGCCGCCTCAAGTTGTGCCTTTTCCTTCTCTGTCAAGCCTTCGACTCGGCTACACTTGCGCTCAAACAAATAGCGAACCGCTGCCCATACATCACCGCGCTTGCGCCCCTTGCCAGTGATTTTATCGTTGTAGCCGCGATAAGTGCCTGCGTCCATCGCGTCAAACACAAACACCCTATCGCCATTCTTCTCATCAGCAACCGTAATATGGACCTCATCGGCCGGTTTCAGTAAGTCGCTGAAAAGATCAATGCCATTCTCACTCATAACCCTCTCTTTATGAAAAAGCCGTGCGGGAGATTCGTTCCCTACACGGCCCGCGCCTAAACATTATCTTGGGAGAAACTCGAAGGCGCGTTGTTAGGCGAAGTGTACCACGGATTACGCCGCGTTCAAATAACTAGCGGTCCCGGTTTTGGCCGTGAACACGCCTGCGCCGCTGTCGGTGGAGTTATGTTCCGCCATGTACTTCGCGGTCAGTTGCGTTTCGTTCCCTTGCGGTTTCACCGATGCCGTCACGATCCCTTGTGAGCAATGCAGCCGGATCGAGCGATTGCTGTTGAACTGAAGCAGGGCATCAAGAATCTGCGCGGTCTTCGCCTGATAGGCGGTGTAAATCGCGTGGCTCTTATCGCCCTTGATGACGAATTCAACCTCAAGCTTCGGGTTCGTCCCGCCGTATTGATATTCCACGACGTTGACATTTCCGATGCTCGGTGGCTCAACGATGCCAGCGTTCAGCGTCAGCTTGAAACTACGGAGGAGGCTTGTTAAATCCTCCGTCCCTGCCGCGCCACATTTCAGCGTCAGCATGGAGCCGATCAGCTTATTCACGGCGGTCTTCGACGTGGGGAAGGTGAAAGAGGTCTTCGCCGTTTCGCTGCCGTCCGTCTTGACGGTGACGGTCAGGACGACAAAGCCCTTGCCGCTAACCTCAATGGAAATCTGGTCAACGACCGCGCCCTTGTAAAGCCAATACGTGCCCGTCGCGCCCGCACATATCAACCCCTCAACGAATGAAAAACTCGGCGGGTTGACCGTGCAAACGGACCGCCACTTGATCGAGTGCGTGTAATTCGGCGTCGTGCCCGTCACCGTCACGTTTCCAAGCATCATGGCGATGTAATAGGCGATGGCCTCAACGCTCGCCTGCATCTTTCGCCCAAGCGTGGCGGAGCGGCTTTCTTCCTGATGCTCGGTTTCACCGACGAAGCCGTTAATGTCTTCTTCGTCCGTCCGGTAGTTGACTTGCAACTCCGCAAACTCCGCCTCCGTCACAGTCAGCCAATCAGTCAGCGAGCCATCCGCCTGGGCGGTCGCAAACGTGGTCTCTTTAGAGGCGATGCCTAGGGCCATTTCATACGCGCGCGGTGTCGGCATGGTAATTACTCCTTCAGTTTCGTCGGACTATCGGCGGCAACTACCAGCCCGCCTGTTGCAATCGCAGCGGTCATAAACGACGTGGCAACCGAAAGGGACGCGAATTCCATTTCGTACCCGCTCTTGTCCAGTGACCAATGGCCGAAGCCGTCACCGTCTGGATAGGTGAAGCCGCATACGGTGTTTTCAGGCTTCGCGTGTGTCGCTTCAAGTTTGACCGTGAAGGTCAGCGGTTTCGGCGGCGTCTCAAGCGGCGCGGTGTCTTTCGTGTCTTCTTTGGATTTTGTTGGCATTTGGGATGCTCCTGATGTGGTAGAATTGCGGGTATGAAAGACCTCGGTGAATTAATCAAAGAGATCAAAGTTCAGCTTTGCGCCGACGATATTTACGGGTTAAAAAAAGAAGGCTTTGACGAAACGATGATTGAAGCGGTTAAAAGATACTCAAAACAACCCTACCGCGCGCCATCCATTTCTTTCTCTTTCATCTATACGGTCAAAACAAAGAAAGACGCGGACGATCTCGAAGATTGGTACACTCGCCACCACGGCTAACACTCAGCAACCGTCACCACCAACTGCGGATAGGCGACGTGACAGCCTTTGCCATAGAACGGCTGCGGGTCGCGTTCGATCAGCCGGCGAATCTCAATCCCCTTTGAACTCACGCCGGCATCAAGGCCAAAGTCGTAATCGGTAAAAGCGGTATTCAAAGCGTCAAGGTCAGCGTTGAATAGCGTTTCGCTCGCCGCCGCGTCATCCTCTGTGTCGTTAATCGCCCGCCGAATTTCAATCTCAAAGTAGTGATCTAACGAGATGGTGTCATCGAAGCTAGACGCCTGCCGAGTCAGGCCGACATAACGAACGACGATGTAATTTAGGATTCCATTACTGTCGTTAAACAGCCCTTGAATCTGCTTCTCATTCTCTTCTCTCGGCCGACGAACGCGCGCATGAACGGGCCGCGTGGTGAAGATGCCAGCGATTCGGGCGACGATGGCGTTATGGATTTGTAGGCGCGTGGCGGCGAGGGGCATTTATTCGATCTCTTTATAGAAAACGGCAATTCGCCAACGCGAAGGAGTGATTTCTAAAACCTGGATAGTACGGGGGCTAATATCATTTGAGCGTTCCAAGAAATCCGCTGCCGCTCTCAATGCCTCATACGACGGTCCTTTAAACGCTTTCTCTTTATAACCACCATAATCGAACGTCTCAATGCTATTAGATTCACTCATATCTTACTCGCCACCTTACTTGCCACGGTCTCACCCGTGCGCTGAATCAATGGTTGCATGGCTTGGAGCGTGTTTCTGAAAACGAACTTACCGGGAATACCTTGCAGAGCGATCTTGCGCGCGACTAAGAAAGCCACAGAGCGGCGACTCTTCAAATCAGTCACCGCAAGCTTGCGCCCTACCCAAGCGGAGATCACATCTATGGGCGGAAACCGCCCCGGCGCGCGGCCGTTCTCAATCGTTTCCACCACCACAGGCTGGGCCGTGCTGAAAATCTGCCCCGTAATGACGCCAGGAGCCGTTTCTAGCACTTCGTTTGTTATAGACGAGCGGTAGAACCCCCGGTCAATCGGCGCGCGTTCCTGCGCCATCCCCGTGCCGGTTTCGACCAGCGCCGCCACCTCGCCTAGCGCGACTTCGCTGAACAATGCGTCGAAGTTCGCAAGGTTGTCGTGGCGCTCAAAGGTGATAGTGAGGGATGCCATTAGCAGGAATGCTCGTCTTCAAAGAATTCGCGGCCATCGTATGCGTTATGCACGATCACTTGCCCGCCTTCTTCTGTGGATGGCTCACACGCGCAGGCTTCATTCATGACGTGCGGCTTTAGGTCATCAAGGGGTAAAACGTGGTACGCCATCAACTCCTCACCACCTGAAACGAGCCTTTACCCATCCCAAGCGAATTCGCCATAAACTTCTCAAACGCATCGTGCAGCATTTTCGCGCGGGCCGCGTACTCTCGGCTCTTTGTCGTGAAGTTCACAAAGTCCGCTCCGGTTGACTGGTCGGCCGTTTGCGTGAAATAAGCGGACAGCATTTCATCCGCGTTCGCTGCTGCTTCGGTACATACGGCGTCAACGTCCGACGCAATGACCGTCAGCGAACCATCAGGGTCGGGGTTCTCATCCACATCAAGCGGCAACACATGGGGCACGGCATGTGTTATCCGCAAGGCTTGAGTGGTTGAAGGTGGATAGTTGAACCGAATGGCCAAACCACCAACCGACCGGTAGAGCCACCAGTCAGAGCGATCTATGTAATTCGGCTGGCCATAAGTCGCCGTGCCTGGATACTCAATCTGCATCTTCTCGACGTAAGCCTGGTCAAAGCCCGTCACGTCATCCACCAACACAAGCCCATCGGCTCCGGCGAATAGTTCCTGCGTCGTCGGGTTCGGCCGCAGAAGTGAATAGGTTTGCAGGGCACGGGTAAGCGCCAAGTCGAAGTCGGCAGGGTCTATCAAGACCTCTTTCTCGTCCCTGACCAGTCGCCTGATTTTTACCCGTGCCTGCGCTAGTGTGGTCATTCGTCTTCAGTGTCCGTCTTCGCAGCGAGCGCCGCTTGAATCTTCGCCGCATTTGAGGGGCCAACGCCTGCGATAGTCGTCCAATCATCTACCTTTCGCGCCTGCCCGTAAGTGGTAATGCCAGCGGCATTCAGCGCCGCCAGTCCAGGGAAGCCTTCAGGCAGCTTGCCGCGAAGCGCCAGATTCGGCTTTACCGGCCTCAGATGCTCAGGGAGCGAGCCTTTCACATAGCCCGCGTTTTCAAAGGCCACCACGTCCGCCTCCGGCACGTCACGATCTACCAGCCCGCGCGATTCATCGAACGCGGGGCCGTACATCTTCACAGCCATAATCAATCCTCCGAAATAAGATCAAGGGCGGATACCGCCCCGTCACAAGCGTCTTAGCCGATGAGCGTAGCAATGAAGTCGCTCTTGACCGCCTTCACGCCGTAGAGAACGCGAAGCTCGAAACTCGACTGCATGTACTGGCCATAGCGGGCGAGCTGAAACACAAGGCCCGAAACCGAGTCCGTCACTTCAACCGTGTCCACGGCCGCGTCATCGCCGTTGTCGGGCGCGCGCATAACAAGGTGAAGGCCATTGCGGTGCAGCGCGATGTTCGGCGTGTAGGTTGCGGTGAGCGTCAGAGCATGCGTAGCAGCGGAAAGCGTACCGCGAAGCCCCGGCGTGTTCAGGATGAATGTTCCGCCGTTGGAAACGTCCGAGTCGCCGGTCTTAACCACGTACTTGGACGACGATCCGTCGCCAGTGATGACTACGATGTCACCAGACAGTATCGTTCCGGTTCCCGCCGAAGCGAGGGTCAACGTCGTAGCACCGACCGCATAGCCGGCGTTATCCGTTGTCGCGCTCGCGCCCGTGCCTGCCGTGACCGGGACGATGGGATATGAGTTATGGACCATCATGCCCATGACTTCGCCGATAGCCCCACGCCGCAGCGTTTCGTCCGTACCCGCTTCGTTTACCTTGAACAACACCGACTGCTTGCCGCGAAGGTTCGCCATCGCAGCCGAGCCGACGACGATGTGTCGATCCGCTTGCGGTGCGCCGTTGTCGTCCAGAATCTTCGCCATCTGCGCGAAGTCGGTCAGGTCAGCGGCGGTGCCGAACGGCGCGGTTGCGGCCGTACCGTAAGCCCTGCTTGCCCCCTTGTAGGCCGCAACCCACAGCGAGTTTTCAATCTCGTTCACCAGCGTCCGCATCGCCTGTTGAAGCGTCTGACTGATGATGTCCTGATACGGCGCGATGTCGCCATTCATCAGGGCGCGGCGTTCCTCCCCCGTCCAGTTCCACGAAACCTTCCGCAGGTTGTCCATCACGATGGAGCCGGCTTGCTGTGTGATGTCCGTACCAGCCGGAGGCGTCGCAGCCGGCGTCACCGCAGCGGCGCTCAACGTCGGGACAATCGGATAATTGACGGTCTGGTTATAGCCCGCGCGGGCAGCGGAAGCGTTCTTGTAGCTGGCGGGGATGAACCCAACCAACTCACGGCCCACAGTGTTTGCCGCAGTCTGAAGTGTCGGGATAATCGCGGTCAGAGTGTTAGACATAAGTCTCCTTAATCAACCAACTTCCCGCCGCTATTGAAGAACGCCGTGCTTTCCTGTGGCGATAACTTCTCCCATGCCGCGCGGGTCATGGTCTTGGTTTGATTTCCGTTTTTCGTGCCGGGGGTCGCACCGGAGCCGCCTGCCCCGGTCGCTTTATAGAGATTCGGCCTTTGCTCGGAATAGACTTCCTTAAAAAACCGCTCAGGCGTTACCGTTGACGGCGAGCCGTCCTCCATTACAACAACCTTGTTATCTTCATCGAAATCGAACCGCTTTTGATGAGCCAGTTCAAGCCGCGCCAGTTCCCAATTCTTTTCATCCAACCCGGCCTTGATAGCGATTTCGCGCAGCGGCGTCCACAGACGGAACTCGCGCACCTCTGTCCGCAGGCGATCAACCTCCGGCTTCAGCGTGTTCAGTTCATCGTCTCGCTTCTTCAGTTCTCGCTTGTGCAGGGTTTCATCAATCTGCGGCGTTCTCTTCGGGTCTGGGGAATCCGGCTTTCCCTCGCCGCGCTTTTGCCATGCCTCAAGGAACTGATTAACGTCGTCTTCGTCGGCCTCAGCTAACGGCTTGAACCGCTCGTAAGCCTTTGACGCCGTGGTTGCTGTATTGAGTTTTTTGAGCAATTCGCCGTTCTTACTCTTCAAGCCCTGGACTTGAGAGTCGGCGAACTTCTCAGGATCAAGATAGAATTTGCCTTCCTTTTCGACGTAGACCGCCTTTAGCGAGTCATCCACGGTCGAAAGGTCTTCAACGATCAAGTCAACGCCCATTTCCTAATTGCCTCACTTTCGGAAATTTCCGGCCTTGCCGGGTTGGTTAATGGAGGGATTTAAGCAGCAGCCGATTGCGCAGCCTTCACAACGACAGGCTGACTCACGCATCGGCAACCCAAAATATTGTCCGCGCTTCCGCTCGGGTCGCGCGGGTATAACAATTCTTCATCATCAACAATGAACGGTTCATCAACAGGAATTGCGGTTTCGGAGGTATAAGTGAGACCGGCAACGATATGAGCTGGCCTTACTCTCAGATCATGCGCCGTCAGCCATGCTTTGCGTAACTCATACCCTGCCGCGCTCATCTGCTTCGCCCGTAGTTCCATCCGCTGCTGTGTCGCCTGCGATTGCGCGGTCAAGATTTCCTGTCGCACGATCAGTTCAGCCCGCGCCGCGAAGGACTTAAACGCGCCTTTGCTATTCAGACTCGCGCCGACTTCTTTAATCGCGTCATCCACGCTGATAGCGCCACCGAGAACCCGGCGAAGGATGCCAGCCACTTTGTCTCGCACATCGGCGGTGAGCCCTTTGACTCTATCCAACGCGAACAATTGCGCGGCTTCAACAGACGGAGGATTGAGAGGCAGTGGATTCATGCTCATCGCTTCCATCGGCTTGTCGATCAGTTCCGCACCTAACTCAATCGCAACCGCCACATCTGCCGTCACCTGCTGACCTATGCGCCGTTCGTACTCATCAACAGTCCCGCCTATCGCTATTTGCGTTGAGCGAAACGCCGGGACCGCATTCACCGCCATCCCGCTTTCGACCATCCTTGCGACGATGGCCAGGCGAAAGCCGTTCATCAGGTCACGGACGCGGGCAACAGCGGCGTTTTCGTGCGCGTCGATCAGCCGCATAACCGCGCGCTTGGCTCGTTCAAATAGGCTGTTCATTGCGGCACATTAGACGCCTGATTCTGCGGCGGTGGTAAGAACTCCGGCCGCGCTTTCAGGACTTCAACGTTATAATCCTGCTGCTTCGCCTTCTCAGCCTTCAGGCGGGCGATAGCCGCTTTCACATCGTAATCAGGCGCGAATATTTCCGCCTGCTCAAGCGTCCAGTACATCGCCTCAAGTTCCATGTCACCGACCGCAACCATGTTGGCGAGTACCTGAATCATGCCGGAATCTAACCGCACCTTCGTAAAGTCTTTATTGAACTTCACCGAGCCGCCAGAGGGGAGGTTCCGATACATCGCGTGGAATGACAGCGCCAACTCAACGCCGTCTTCTAAGCCGCGCACCATGCCAGCAAGCTCAGATGATTCCGCTTCGTTGTCGATGATGTTCTCGGTGGCGGTTGACTGAACCTTCGGAGATTGCGCCAGTAGCAGCAGCCCAAGCGCCGCCATGTTACCGCGTGACTTTTCAATCTCAGTCTGTGCATGGCCTATCGCGCTCCCGTTATGCTCAGAGTAGCCAACCCCCGCATTGCTATCGGCCGTTAGATCAAGCCATGTGTTAGGGCCGATGACTGGCGGAAGCTCGTTCCCCTGCGCGTCATATTTAGGCACCCGTCCCTTTATCCACCCAATTGGCACATTCGCAACGTGCAAGATGTGGTCAAGGTCTGATTGGAGTTGATAGTGGCGGAAATTCTCATACACAAGGTCAATCAGCGGGGGGCAGGAAGTTAGGTAGCCGGTCTGATTGCAGTAGACAGGCGCAAGGGGAATGACATCTAGCGTCGTCGTGCCGCTATCATGCAACACGTATTCATCGCTGTTTAAACTCGCGTCTATGTCCTTCGCCTTCCGCCAGATTTCCCACTTGCCCGGCATCAAGACGCGATATTGCGTGATTTCCTTCTGTGTCCAACGGCCCGTTTTCTCCATGACGCATTCGCATATCGTCACTTGCGCCAGGATTGTTTTGCCGTCAATGATTTCCGTTTGCCAGTTGACCACTTGATCGGCTTTGACGTGAACCCAATATGGACGCCGGCCAATTTCATCCGCCAATGTGGCGCTAGGATTCTCATCCGTGACCGCTGGCGGCATATCCACGAGGATGAAGCAGTGGCCGTCGATCAGCGCAGTTTTGAAGGTCCGCTTTGTGAACACATCAAAGTGGCTCCCCGCGTTGTCGATATTCTCGGCGTCTTGTTTAATCGCCTCTGGCACATCGTCAGCAAACACGGGCGGCTTGCGCGTCACCATCCCCGTTAAGCCTTCAGCCGTCCGCTTTGACGCATTCCAGAAGACCGATTTAGATAGCCGGTTCTCATACGAATCTTCCGACTCGGCTTTTGGCTTGGGCAGGTACGTCTTGCCCTGTCGCCTCACGCGCCGAGTCCCGCCCATTGCGTCATTCGCCAGAACCCAATCCGGCTTCATCTCAGCATAGGCGGCGCATTCGTATGAAGGGTTGTCAGTGGTCACAATTGAATTTCGTGGGTGGCGAAGCGTACATCTGGCAACCATCGCGTCAACGCCTGACTCATCTGGTCAACCTGATCGTCATTCGCCGCGTTCGGGAAACCCGCGTTTTGCTCAATAAAAGGACTGACCCAAGCGGCAATCATCGGATGAGGCAGGTAGACGTTCCCGCTTTCGATCTGGGGGCTAACGGCGTTGACCCTAGAAACTTTCCCGCCTTCGGGGTTCACGGCGATAAGTCCGCTAATCTTGTTTTTCAGATGGGCAATAACGGCGGGGCCGTTCGCCTTGTCTTCAACAAGTTTCGCATGTGCCTTCGGCCATTTCGCGCTGACAGCAATCAAAGCGTCGCAAGTCTTCGGAAAGTCCATTCGGTCACAAACCTGATCTAGCGCAAACTTATCCGCTCCCTTTTTCCCCCACACGCCGCCAGCGACAAAATCAGGCTTCCCGCCCTTTGCCGCTTTCTCATCCTTGAAAGCCATATCCCAAGATTGAATCTGCTCATCGAAGGATTCCGGTAGATCAACGGCGATGATATTCTGAAAACTACCGTCCGGCAGCTTTACCGTGATCGGCGGAAGATCAACACCTTTCGGTTTCCAGTACCGCCACCAATGCCGCTTAATCATCCCGCCTTCTGCGGGGCTTGGCCTTTGCTGCATCTGCCCGGCCGTGCCGTATGAGCCTAGATTGCGCTCTAGCTTGCTAAGCTCCTTATCGGGGATGTGGACAGGCCACAGTAGCTCTCCGGCCTCTGTACGGTCATCGTGAGCGCGTACAGCGCAGTCAAGGAACGGCTCGGCTTCGTACCTTGCGGGCAGTTTAAGATGATGCCAATCGTCTTCATCAGTCAGCACATGCCCGCTCAGGTCGCGCTCGTGTAGCCGCTGCATCACAATCACCTTCGCGCCCGTCTTCGGATCGTTCAGGCGCGTTGACATGGTTTCTTTCCACCACGTCAGGTGAGATTCGCGGATCGTGTCAGAGGTTACGTCGTCAGGCTTATGCGGATCGTCTATGACGATTCTATCGCCACCTTCGCCTGTTGCCGCCCCGCCTACGGATGTGGCGATTCGATACCCTGTCTTGTCGTTTTCAAATCGGAGCTTTTCATTCTGGTCAGAAGTGAGCTGAAAAATGTGGCCGAAGTTCGCCTGATACCAAGGAGACTCAATAATTCGCCGGCATTTCAGCGAGTCGCGCTTGCTCAGGCTTAACGCATAAGACGCAAACAACCAGCGACGTTCAGGGTGTCCGATCCATTCCCACGTCGGCCAGAAGACGGACACGGCCAAGGACTTCATATGCCTTGGCGGCATGTTGATTAGGAGATTCCGTATCTCCCCGTCCGTCACCGCCTGCAAGTGTTCGCAGATAACGTCCAGGTGCCAGCCGGGACAGA